TAAGAGGGTATTAGACCTATATAAGAATTTTTAATGAGTGCTCCTGATCTAGTAGAAGCTGGTAATAGAATATTAGAAGCTCAAGGTAAAAAAGCACGGCAGAGCTTACAAAGAAAACCTTCAGGACAAATTTATAGGATTCCAATTGCAAGAATGATAAATGTCTTGAAAAACATTTTTGAAGGCATGGATACAGATACAGCAACAGCCATAATGAACGATTATGTTGCTTCGGTAGAGAAAAATTTAGAAACGCCATTTTTAACAAAAATATCAAAGAAGGATCCTTTATTCTTTGGAACAATGCTTAGTAGACGTAGCGAGCAAAGAGGAAGGTCTCCAGGCATGAAAGTTTTTGCAATACCTTCTTTTCGATTTATAGTTGATCCAACTAGTGGGCCTTGGAAAGGTAAGAAAAAAGAATATGCAAGAATTATTCCTTTACATTATAGCGATGCTACAAAAGAACAACTAGACAAAGTAGCAGGAAGAGATAATGAATTAGGATCTCAAGTAGGACATGCAGAGGGAATGGGAGACGAACAAGTCGGTCTTGCAGCCTCAACTGTAGGAGTAGCTCGAGCAAAGTCTATAATTGATGATGCTCGAAATAAAAAAGTAAAAGGGGTTGAGAGGTTAGAAACAGCAGTTAGAAACTATGAAAAAAAGATGACACTAGAAATTAAACATAGTCAAGTAATTGATGCTGATGGTACATTTTTTAAACATTATACTCCAATTCTTACAGACCAAGCTTCAGACGATAACCAACAAGAAAGAATAAATGAAGCCGCTGCTATTGCAGCATTTAACGACGAAATTAGCACTATTGTTACTGACCCCAGCTCTACGGCGCTACCAGATGCAATTGCTCAAATATCAATGTACAATATAGCTAAAGGAAAGAATACAAAGAGTAAAGGTATTAAAAAACGTCAAATTAAAGAAAGGTCTAGAGGCACCGCAGAAAGACGTGAAAAAGCTAAAGATGAGTATGAAGTTATTACTGAGGGTGGCCCAGATATTTCAGAATATATTAAACGTACAAAAACAAAAGGCAGAAGACAAAAAGATAGGTACAGTATTGCATCCCTAATAGGTATAATTAACGAGAAGCTACCGCAAACAGTAAGAAAGAATATGGGGGCTCCAAGATTAGAAAGTCAAACTGGAAGATTTGCACAAAGTGTAAAAATGATGGATGCTAGTCGTACTTCTCAAGGTTATATAAGTTTAGGATATACTTATGCTAAGAATCCTTACCAAGTGTTTGAAACAGGTACAGGAAAAGCACCTTGGGCAACCCCAGAAAGAGATCCACGTAGATTAATTGATCAATCAATACGTGAAGTAGCAGCAGGTTTAGCCTTAGGAAGATTCTATACGAGGAGACTGTAATGGTTGACGAAAGAAAATATACTTCTCGTAGACAAGGCATTACAAAGGCTTTAGCTGATAAACTAGCTCTAATTGATGGAAGGGGTTTATACAAACAGTCTGTTGCTGAAACAAGTCCTAAATTAAAATTCTGGGATGAAGTAGAAGAATTTCCTGCAATTCATTTAAATGCAGGCTCAGAGACAAGACAATATCAATTAGGTGGATATAAAGATAGATTTTTGAACGTAACCGTACGATGCTATGTGAATGAAGAAAACTCAGTAGAAGCATTAGATGAGCTTTTAGAAGATGTAGAAACGGTTTTAGAGGAGAATAGCAAGTTACTATACCATGATAGAAATGGTTTAGAACAGCATACTCACCAAATTACTGTCGTTAGTATAGATACTGACGAGGGTGTATTAGATCCTTTAGGAGTAGGAGAAATACTTATAGAGGTTCGTTACTAAGAAAATGCTGGCACGAACAGATGTTCACGATTCAGCCTTTTCAGGTTCATAGGAGATAATCTATGGCACAACAACTATACTTTAGCCGTGATACTCGTATGTTCGTCCAATTTAGAAATACGACGGACAATACAGAAAATGCGGCTGATTTAGGAAAAGGATCTTTGTGGGAAATTCCTATTCTTGATGGATATAGTTTCTCACAAACAACCAATACGTCAGAAATAACTCTGGCAGAAATGGAAAGTACAGCGGGTGTATCACGTAGAGGTCGTCGTATGTTTACGGACTCTCTTGCTCCTGCAGAATTTTCTTTCAGCACATATATTCGTCCCTTCAAATCATTAGGACAGAGTGCCTTAGGCAATGTATACTCGGGGACAGTAGGAGCCGATACTGGTAGTAACACTGGATGTCACTCCATTGAAGAAGTCTTGTGGGCAGCGATGACAGGTGCGGACAAGTATATAGCAAATAATAATTTTATGTCTTTCCGAAGAAATGTAAATCCCGTAAGTGGATCAGAAACCGATGTAATTACACCGACAGCTACAGAAAGTACGATAGTATTTACTGAATCAAACAGATCTGCTATGCATTCTTTTACTATCTTCTTCTTAATTGATACTGCAACAAGTAATCCACTATTATATCGATTACCAGAAGCAGTTATTAACGAAGTTTCGATTGATTTTGATGTTGATGGTATTGCAACTCTTAACTGGACAGGATTTGCTAAGGAAGTTCAAGATAACTCAGAAAAGCTTGGATTTTCTTCTCATGCCACTAACCAACCTAATTGTACAGGTGGTCGAGTAGGTGGAGGAAATCTAATTTTAGGAGATGCAGTAATAAATACAGAAAATAGTCGTCAGTTTGGTCTTGTTGCTACAGTAGGTGCGGCCGGAAGTAGTGCAGTTACTGAAGCAATTGATGAAGCAACTACAAGTACTGCTAACTTTATTCGTAATCGACTAACTTCTGTATCTATTGAAGCAGCCGACGCAACAGACAAAGTAGCTGGAACTTTCCCCGGACAGCATGCAGTTATTTCAGCAGTCGATGTTAGTGGTAGTACTGATAAGATAACTACAAGTACTGCTCATGGGTTTACTACAGGAGACGAGGTTAGAATTTCTGGTATCACAGGCTCTGCAGGAACAGCAGTTGATTTGAATGGTACACATTTTGTAAATGTTACTTCTACAACTCAACTTAAACTGTATAATACTGAAGCTAATGCAAAAACAGGAGGTGGAACAGGGTTAACAGATCTTGATGCACTAAATGCTGGCGCCACACTAACTTCGAGTGTAATAGCAAATGGTAAGTATAGTCTAACACTAACAGGTGGAAACTTTAATATTGGAAATAATATTACTTACCTGGTACCGGAAGAACTAGGTGCAATTAACAAGCCGTTGGAACACGTAACAGGTACAAGAACGGCTACTGGTAATGCCACTTGTTATCTAACTCTAGAAGACACTGATACTACAAATGGTACTTCTAGACAGTTCTTTAACGATATGGTAGGAACTGGAGCAATGGGCAAGGTTGTGAACAAGTTTAAGGTAGTAATGGATATTGGAGGCTCTACTGCAGCAGCAGCAAGTACTGCAGATCCAGCTGTCAAAATTACATTCCCAACTGCACACATTGAAGTACCAACACACTCTGTAGAGGATGTGATTTCACTAGAAACGAATTTCACCGCACTTCCGACTGACTTCGGATCTGCTGATGAAATTACTAGTGTAATTTACTACCCACCTTCTGCATACTAATCCTAAAGGGGCTTCGGCCCCTTTTTTCTCTCACCCCCAAAAAATAATTCTTGACATTTATCGTGTTATTTAGTATAATTTAATTTTTAAACAAGGAATAATGTAATGCCCGAAGAAAAGAAACCCGTAGTATCATTAAAGAGTCTTATGACTCCAAGTAAAACAGTATCTATCGAATTCCCTCGCTTTAAGGGAGTAACTATAGATCTTTGTTATTTAGCCCGAGAAGAGCTAGTAAAACTTCGTAAGAGATGTATGAGTACGAAGTGGGATAAGAAAACTCATCAACCAATTGAACAAATGGATGATGATAAGTTTATAGTTGAGTACTGTAAAGCAGTTATAAAAGGATGGAAAGGTCTAAAATTTTCATACTTAGAAGAGCTTCTTTTGGTGGATGTTAGCGGCCTAGATCCAGATGATTGCTTGCCTTATACTCAAGATAACGCTGAACTGTTGATGAAAAATGCAACTGATTTCGATACTTGGGTTACAGAAACAGTAGGTGACTTAGAAAATTTTACTCGAAACAAGTAGTTGAATTACAAAAACTACTTGAACGTTATGTGCAAGAACAAGGTACGATGGATGTTGAAAAATATCTACGTATTTGTGAGCAATTAGGGCAAGTACCAGATCCTGCTAAAATGCCGCTCGAATCTTCCGCTTTTCCGGAAGAAGTTCAAGTGGCATTTTTTATGTTTGATCTTTTATCAGATAGATGGGATGGAATGTCAGGAACATATTTAGGGAAAGATTGGTCTACATGTTTACAGTTATTTGAAGTTTATGAAGTTGAGGATACTAAAAATACAATATTTTTTATGAAATTATACGAAGCAGTTTTAATGAAGCATCGTATGGAAGAACAAGAACGTAAACGTAAAGCAGCTGAACGAAAACAGCAGCAAGCGGGTAAAACATACGCCCATAATGTAAGAGGATAATGGCTAAAAAGAATCAAGTATTTATTGATGTAGTAGTAGATGATAAAGGTACTACTAAGCGTGTAGCTGTTAATGCAAAAAAGCTAGGTATTGAACTGGAGAACGCAGGTGTAGGAGCCGGAAAAGCAGCTAAAGGTACTGATGATTTATCCAAACGTAGTGATAATCTAAATAGAAATCTTAGAGGGACGGCTAAAATGTCGTCTAATGCTACTAAAAACTTTTCAAAAATGCAACAAGGAACAGGCGGTCTTGTAGGTGCGTATGCTACTCTTGCTGCTCAAGTATTTGCTGTATCTGCCGCTTTTCAATTTCTACAATCCGCATCAGAGTTAAGAAACCTAATCGCAGGACAAGAAGCTCTTGGCTCAATTACAGGTGTTGCGTATAAAACTATAACTAATGGTATTATTCAAGCAACAGATGCTCAGTTAAAATATGGAGAAGCAGCTAGAGCTGCTGCAATAGGTACCGCTGCAGGACTAACTTCAGGACAGTTAACAGATTTAAGTACTGCTGCTAAAAATGTGTCCTTCGCTCTAGGCAGAGACCTAACAGACTCATTCAATAGGTTGATACGAGGTGTTACAAAAGCCGAGCCAGAACTATTAGACGAATTAGGTATTATTCTAAGGCTAGAGCCCGCGACTCAGAAATATGCTCAAGCAATAGGTAAGACAGTAGGCGAGTTAAATGCATTTGAACGAACACAAGCAGTTGCAAATGAAGTTCTTGAGCAAACAACACGAAAGTTTGGTAAAATTGAAGCGATGATGGATCCAAATGCTGCTGCATTGTCTCAATTTGCTAAATCTTTTGATGAATTAATTAATAAGTTTAAAATTGGTTTAATTGACAATTTACGTCCTATTTTATTGTTTCTGAGCGAAAATACCAAAGCATTAGGAGCGGCACTAGCTTTAGTAGCCCTTCCAATAGTAAAAGCTATTATACCTAGCATGAAAGATTGGCAGAAATCTTCAAGAGATACCGCTAAGCTTAATAGAAGAATGTCAAACTCCTATAAAACTCAGTTACGAGAACAAGCAGATGAATTACAAAGTTTTATTAAAACCCAAGCAGACGCAGAAAAACAAGCAACCAGAATTGCTAAACAACGAGTAGAAGGAAAAGGAACCAAACCTACTGCAGGGCTTTCGTATTTGATGGGTGAAGGAGAAGCCGGTGCAGGGCGTCAGAGACAAGCAGCTAGAAAGATATTAGATAATGCTTTAGCGGATTTAGAGAACCATAGAGAAGTTCAACGAGGAGCTCTACAAGGATGGAATAAAAAAGAAGTACAGGATTTAGAAAAATCTTACAGAGCTAGAGATGCTATGACAAAGGCTCATTCAAAGAAAACAATATTTTCTTTCGAATTTATAAAACAAGGCTGGAAAGGAATGACTCTTTCAATGAAAGCTACTTGGGCATCGACAATGCAATTTATATCCACCACAGCAGCCGTTGCAGCCGGAGTTATTAGTATGGCATTTAATGCTATTGCTATAGGCGGCATGTTAGTAGTTTTATTTCAGGCTGCAAAAGCTATATACAGGCATTTTGTTCCTTTGTCGGACGAAATGAAAAAACAGCAAAAACATGTTGAAGAGTTAAAAAATAAATATGGAACTTTAACTGAGGAAATTCTTAGACTTCAAGATGTTATGAAGAATGCTTTTTTAGCTCCTGATTTTGCTCCTGCTATAGGTAATATGATGCAAAGTATTGATGTTAAAGGAGTTATTGATCAAATTAATTACGCATCTTCCCACCCAAGAGATTTGAAAAACGATAAGTCTATATACTCAGAAACGGTCAAAAATTTAGCAGCCACTGTTAAATTTTTAGCAGCCACTGATCCTATGTTTAAAACGCTACAAGACAATCTTGTTAAAAATAAAAGACTTACAGAGGACGAAACCAAAGCAATTATTCAAAGATCTAATGAATTGATTAATACTGCAAAAATTATCGAGAGCCTCCCAGAAAGATATAATGCAGCAGCAACAGCTTTGCGTAACTTATTAAAATCATCTGAAACTCAAACTCCCCTTTCAGCTTTTGTAAGTGCTCAAGACACTCTTGTTTCAGGATTAGAGGAACAAGGTAGAACAACTACAGAAAATACTGAAAAGTTAAGATTAGAGTATGAAGAACAGAAAAAGTTGATGATGTTGAATGCACACAGAGCTAAAGCAGAGCAGGATTTAAGGAAAAAGATGGGCGGCAAGCACGGGTTCGAAATAGCATTAAAACAATTACAAGATTCTCCCATTTATAAAGACCTAGGAAAACTAATGGGTGCAGAACAGTTAAATAGCTTAGTAGATAGGATGGAAACGAGCGGCGAGATATCAAGAGAGCTAAGAGTTGAAATAATGAAGCAGACAAAGATCTTAGTACGAGCAAAAAGATTAGAAGGCGAAATGTTAGTCACGCAAAATAAAAGAAAAGATGCAATAATAGAAGCCACAAAACTACAAAGTCAAGGATTAACAATAGATGGGAAGATTCTAAATTTAGAAACACAACGAGTAAAAGCTCAAGATAAAGTAGTACAAGCAGAATTAAATCATAAAGCCGCACTACATTCGTTAAATGAAACAGCTAGGGAAGGGGATAAAGACGCAATATTTGCAGCTAGTCAAAAAGTAATTATGTTTGAAAAAGAAGTAGAATTACAAAAACTTCTTAGAGACTTAGCACTTGAAAAAATAAATCTCACAGAGGAAGATTTACAAAAACAGAAAGAATTATTACAAGTTCTTAATGCGCAACAAAAAGCCCAACAATTAAGCAATCGTTTAAAAATAACCGAAGACCTAGTATCTAAATTAGGAGGAGGTACTCAAGCAACAGCAACTGAAAGTAGAAGATTAAGATTACAAAGGTTACAACAAGACGTTATAGCTGCGGCATTCGCTGGTCAACAAGCTGCAGAAGCTTACACCAAAGAGTACCGACGCAGAATTAAAGAACTAATGGAAACAGGAAATTATAAATTAAATGAGGCTAAAGCTCAAGCACGGGAAGAAACGGATGCAGACGAGGGCGTAGCTCTTGAGACGGCAAAAACCAATATTATGTCAGCAGGAGCAGCTCTTACTGCAGAAGAAAATATTGGACAGCAGTTGATTAGTAATAACCAAAAACGTTTAGAAGAATTACAGATCAGAGCTGACACTAATTATTTTAACCAAGAAGAAATAATATATAATGAAATGTTATTATCTATGGGCGAAAAAAGGCATCATCTTAGTGAAGCTGAACTATGGATAATTAAAGAACAAGCCAAAGAACAACATGCGTTAAATCAAATTATTGAGCTTAAGCAAGGATTAGCAAATAGTATTGCTAATAATATGGCATCCGCATTCCAGTCCATTGTTGACGGCTCTATGAGTGCAAAACAAGCCTTTGGACAAATGGCAATAGCAATTATTAGAGATCTTACTGCAATGATTATTAAAATGATGGTTATGAGAGCTCTTATGGCTGCTTTTGGAGGTAGTTTTGGAGGCCCTGCCCCTGCCTGGGGAGGCGGAGGAATGAGCCAAGCGCCTACGGTGGGTATTGGGGGTGCAATGCCTGCTAAAAGGGGAGGAATTTTTAAGCCTGTAACAAGCTATGCAACAGGAGGTATTGCACGGGGTCGTGAAGCAGGATACCCCGCAATTCTTCACGGCACAGAAGCAGTAGTTCCTTTACCTAATAATAAAAATATTCCTGTAGAGTTCTTAGGAGGGCAAGGAAGCCAACAAAATAATGTAACAGTAAATGTAAATGTTGATAACGCAGGAAATAGTGAGGAATCAGTTATAGGTTCAGCTTCAGGCGCAGAAAATTTAGGACGCCAGATTTCAGCAGCTGTACAGCAGGAATTACAAAATCAAAAACGATCTGGCGGTATTCTTAATCCTTATGGAGTAGCATAATGGCAATTGGATTCACAGCTACAAATGTAACCAATAGAAAAATTAGACCTGATAAAGGTTTCGCAAAAAGTTCTGAGCCGGCAGTTAGAAAAATTAAATTTGGCGATGGATATGAGCAGAGAGCAGTAGTAGGAATAAATAATATTGCTCAAACTTTTAAAGCAAATTTTTCTTCCCGAGATAAAACAGAAGCAGACGATATTATAGCTTTTTTTGACACAAAAGGAGGAGTTACTTCTTTTGACTTTACTCTGCCTGATACCAATTCTACCACTTCAGTAACAGCCGTAGTTGATTTAGGAGGAGAAAGTCCTAGTTCTACAACATCTTATACTTTAGATGCTGCAACTACAAATCTTGATATATCTCCTGGAGCTACAGTTACAGGGTCTGGTATTTCAGGAACAGTTAAAGTTTCATCAATAAGCGGTGTAAGCTTAGCTCTAGATACAGCTCAAACTATTGCAGATAATGTTACCTTGACTTTTACTAATCCTAACGAGAGAACAATCAAAGTAATATGTACTAAATGGGACTTAATGTATGCAAGTGGAGATTACTATACAATAAGTACTTCGTTTGAGAGAGTTTATGAGCCATGAGCAAAGAGTTATCAGTAGATCACGCAAAACAAGAGGTTTCAAGCGGCTTTGTAGAATTTTATGAGCTACAAATAGGAACAGGAAGTAACAATACATTATATTTTCACCCAGGTAAAAACGAAAATATTCAAGATATTACTTATGATGGAAATACTTATATTTCTATGCCTATTTTTCTATCAGGTGTTGAACTAACTTCATCTGGAGCTTTATCAAGGCCTACATTAACAATAGCAAACGTTGAATCCATAATTAAATCACAATCAAAGTTTAAAACTCAAATGGAAGACGGAACGTGGGGAGCAGTAGTTGATAGTAACCCAATTACCGCAACAGAATTTAAGTTAGACCATTTGATAGGAAGTAGACTAACACGACGAAGAACTCTTGAAAAGTATTTATCTAGTGATCCCACAGTAGAATTCCCCATAGAAACTTATATTATTGATAGGATTGAAAACAGGGACAGTTTATTAGTTACTTTAGAATTAGTCAGCCCTTATGACGTATCTGGAATAAGAATTCCAACCAGAGTAGTAATTGGAAAGTATTGTCCATGGCTATATCAAGGTGCCTCTACAGAAAATACCACAAGAAAGGGTGCTTGCTATTGGAAAATGCACAGTCAATATGTGAATACGGACGGTACAAGTAGTATTTATGTCACAGTTGATGATGAGCCTTTATTTAAAAAATCAGCAGTAGAAGGATTAGGCACTGGAGTATATTTTGGAAGTGGGATAGATACATCTAATGGACATGATTTAAATGATTTTGTAAAAGTAGGAGGACAATACTACCGTTCGAGAACAGCTAGTAATAGTAATCAAGATGTTACTAATACTGTATATTGGACTCTTTGTAGAGTATATACTGTTTGGAGTAATGACTCAGGAAGTACAAATTATACAGTAGATGCAAATGATACTAGAAAGAACTCTTATGTTTGGCATGGTAATACAGTCTGGAGAGCAGTAAAAGCGCACACCAAAACAGCAACATACACGCCTGAGCTAGGATCTTCCCACTGGGTACGAGCTGATATTTGTGGAAAATTATTAAAGTCCTGTAAAATGCGATATCAAGCTGAAAAAGCAAATACAAATACAGGAACAGATTTTATAACATCAGATGAACTCAATACTGATGCTAGTTTACCTTTTGGAGGTTTCCCAGGAAGCAGGAAGTTTAGATAGTGGATTTTATTGAAGAGATAAGAGAACATTTTGAAAAAGAATATCCTAGAGAGGGTTGCGGGGTTCTAACTGTAATTAAAGGTAAAAAAGAATGGATTCCTTGTAAAAACATAGCTGAAGATGACGAAGATTTTATATTTGATTCCGAGGAATATTTAAAATTAGCTAGAACTTCGGATATAGTAGGAATAGTTCATAGCCACCCAGATGCTTCGTCAGAACCTAGCGAAAGTGATATAAAATATTGTAATTCTGTAAGAATACCGTACTATATATTTAGTTATCCAGAAATGGATCTAACTGTAGTAGAGCCAGAACAGAATGTTACTAATGATTTATATGGACGAGAGTATGAATTTGGAGTTTCGGACTGTTTTGAAGCAATGAGAGACTACTTGTATGCGCAAGGAATAGATATACCTCCTCGCTCTATGTTTGAAGATAATTGGTATGATAAAGGTTTGGATTATTTTAATGATGATACTATTTCGGAATGGAATCTTTTTCCGGTTCCATTAGAGAAGCGTCAAATAAATGATCTTTTAATTTTCAAAGTACAATGTGATACGAATAATCATTGTGGAGTTTATATTGGAAATGAGTGTTTTTACCATCACGCGATCAATAGACTGTCTTGTAGAGAGAGTTTATATCCGTCATGGCACAAGTGGTTAGTAGGAGCTTATCGTTATGCTGCGTAATGTTTATTTAGAAGGAGAATTAGGCGAAAAATTTGGGCATAAAATGACTGTGGATGTTCCTACAGTTCAAGATGTTTTTCGCCTTCTCGATGCTAACGGTATGAAAATTAAAGAACATTTAGTAGAATCCGTTGAAAAAGAAATTGATTATCATATTGATATAGCTGGAGAAGAACTGGAATATAAAGAAGAATTATTACTTCCGCTAGAGAAAGGAGATATAACAATAACTCCTATTCCAAAAGGATCAAAAGGTGCATTTAAAGTAATAGCTGCTATAGTTATAATTGCCGTTGCTTGGCATTTCGGAGGCGCTCAGCTTATGGCAAATCTTGCGGCGGGTGCTCCTATTGGTGCAAGTGGTTGGGCTACTCTAGGGGCACTGATGGTAGGATCAACACTATTACAAATTGGTATTGCTGAAATGATGATGCCTGATCCAGCAACGGACAATGATCAAGAATCCTCTTATTTATTTAACGGAGCAGAACAAAATGTAATTGAAGGAGATCCTGTTCCTGTTCTTTACGGAAGATTAAAGGTTCCAGGACAGCCTATAAATTTTGAAGTAACCAATGCTTCTGCAAGTAGTGGAAGTGGTTACTATTTTTCAGCATCAGGAAGCTGGCAAGCAAGTTCAGGAGGCACGCCCGTAATCGTGACACACCAAAGATGAGTAGAGGATCAATAAAATCAATAGATAGACGCAGAACTGCGGACGAAAACAATATTGTAGATCAGGTATCTACAGGTGCAAGTTTTCAAGATGTCTCTATTACTGATATTATTTCCGAAGGAGAAATTGGAGGCCTAGTAAAAGGCGGTACCAGTATTTTTGTAAACGGCAGTCCTTTATTTAGTGAAGACGAAGTAGCAATTACTGGAGATCTTGATAATACCGTAACAGGTGCAACTAACTCTACTTCTGTAACAGCCAGTGCGAGTATAACAGATACAACCATTGATCCCACAGCAGGAAAGAGATTCTTAGTAGTTCATAATGCTATAGAAACAACTGTTGAACTCTCTAATTATCAACCTATATTAGAAAACGCGTACGGAGGGGACAGGGGTGTAACTTACACCATGACAGCTAGTAGTAATATATTTTTAGATGCTTACAGTCATGTTGCTGGCGGAATGGTTACTCAATCTTTTAATTTGGAAAAAGCCGCTCACGGAGATGTTGCTGCATTTTTAGATATTACAGAAGGTACTATTGACGGCTTTATACAGCAAACTGGTACTAGCCCTTCTGCGACAGCTACTTTCAAACGTGGCGCATATAGAAAGTCTCAAATAACATATGATGATGAGACTGGGACAGGAAATTCACATAAATTAGTTCTTGATCTTTATCTAGATATTTCTGCCATAAGTGGTACTACTATCACCTTGGCTTCTGCCCCTCCTGTTGCATTTAGCAATAAAAACTTCACAATAACTGCTTTAGTACAGAAAACTAATAGTGGTACTGGTAGTAATAAAATTGATGGGTCTTCTTATCAATTTCGATCAGGTACTTTTAATCAAGAGCCTATGTCTTATATTAATGGACAAGGATCTGCAAGTATTCCTCTCACAAAACCCACAGGAGAATTAGAGCGAGGTGTTGCAAAAGAGATCACAACCTCCGGTATTACTGGAGCACAGGCATCAGAAATTGATAAAGTTAAATTTATAATTACTTATCCGGGTGGCTTATACCAATATCATTCTAGTGAAGGAGGAGATCGTCATACTGGAGTCGGATATCGTTTTGAATTAGGAATTAAACGAGGGACAGGAAGTTTTGTATATGAACGACTAGGTGGCAATACTCCAGCAGGCAGTTTTCACAGAACTTCAACATCCGCTGATGTGGGTGAAGATATTATGGCTCATGGTGCTCTTAATAAGTCTGCAGTTAGTTTTGAGTATATGATTGATTTAGCCCCGTATCAACCTTTTACAGATTTTGCTATTAAAATTACTAGATTAACAAACCATGGTAAAGGATCTTATCCAGATCCACACTGGTGGAATGACCCCAAAGAACAAAGATTAAAAAAAGCAAAAAGTCACTGGGATGGAGTTCTTACTGCACAAGTTAGTTCTGCAACTGGTATTATTGAAGAGAAATTAAGTTACCCTCTTACTTCTATGGCTAATGTACGGTTCAGTTCTAGAGCATTTCAAAATATTCCTCAAAGAATTTATGATGTTAGAGGCTTGAAAATTTTAGTTCCTTCTAATTATGTTACTCGTGAAGAAAATATTACTGAAAGTACTTATCCGGAACAAGTCGCATTATATAAACGAAATACTTCTACTGGAGCTATAGAAGCTACAGAGCAGCCTTGGGATGGTTCATTTAGGTCTGAAAAAGTTTATACAAATAATCCAGCATGGGTTTTTTACGATATACTGATTAATGATCGATATGGATTAGGAGAATGGTTAAAAACTTCTGATATTGATAAATATTCTCTATATAAAATTGGGAGATATTGTGATGAGCTAGTAAGTGATGGTAAAGGAAGTAAGGAACCCCGTTTTACCGCAAATCTATATTTACAAAAAGCTACTGATGCATATAAAGTTCTTAAAGATATGGCTACTATCTTTAGAGGAATGCTTTACTGGTTTAATGGACAAGTAACACCTGTTATAGACGAGAAAAAGTATCCTGTATATAACTTTTCTAAAGCGAATGTTAAAGATGGACAATTTGCGTACGAAGGAACAGGAAGTAAAACACGAGCTAATCAATATATAGTAAGTTGGAATAATCCAGAGGCAAATTATAAACTGGAACCTATTATTGTTGAAGATAGACAAAATATTATTGATACAGGACGTTTAATAACAGAAAAAGCTGTTGCTTTTGGTTGTACATCAGAAGGGCAAGCAATACGTTATGGACGTTGGAAATTATGGACAGGAGTAAATCAAACAGAAGTAATTGGATTTGAAACGGCAGTTAATGCTGCTTTTTTACTTCCGGGAGATATTATTAATGTTCAGGATGCGAATGATTTTGACATTCCTTTTAGTGGTCGACTAAATTCTTATTCTGAAAGTGGATCTTATACACTAACTCTTGATAGAGATATAGATGAACATCTGCGAACTTCCGGATACACGTATAAAGTAGTTCTAATTATACCTAAAAAAGCTGCTATTTTAAATCAAGAGAGTGCAACTATTGGCGGAAGCTCTTATTCTAGAGGTGATATTGTTACTCAGGCACGTCTTACACACGGAGGAAGTCAAGCAAATATAGTAGTATCAAGTGATGCAACCACAAATTTGAATATAAATAATGCTTTGGATGATTCTAATGAATTTATTTCTCTCACGCTACGAACATCCACAATTACACAAGAACGAGATTTAACAGGGTCAACTACTGTTAATAGTGTTGCTTATACTATTCCTTCCTCTGCTTCTGATGGACGAACAACTATTCAAATAACTGCGGCATTAGATGAAGATGCTACTGCGGATTTAACAGAAGCAATTTGGGCAATAAAACAAACAGATACATCGGCTCAAAAACTAACTGCGAGTTCCCCGAAACAATATAAAATTGTGGAAATTGTTGCTACTGAGGATAATAATTATAAAATTGGGGCAGTTGAGCATTATAATGAAAAATTTGATGATATTGAAGGGGATTTTAATACAGCAGTTGATGATCCTGTATTTCCACCAGAGCCTAATACAGAGCCTCCAGCTCCTTTAGCTGTACATATCTTAAGAACACCAAGATTCAACCGTCCCGGAGAAGAAGTCACTGTACAATGGGAAGCTCCAGTATATGATTATATAAAAGGGTTTGAAGTTACTCATAATTTAAATGCAGACTTAGAAAAAGAAGTTTTCTTCGCAGGAAGACAGCAATTAAATAAACGGTTTTTAGATTTACCTGATGGTAATTATGACGTTGAAGTAAGAACAATTAGTACCTATGAAAAACGTTCAAAACCAACTATTGCTTCAGTCGGTATTCAGGATATTTTTTCTGGAGACCGTGTATGGGGTGGTATTCGTAAAGGAGGAATTTGTACCACAACCTTAGACATAAACGGTAGTAGTGTATTCTTTACTAAACCTTCGTATACAATCGGACCAAATATATCAGAAGTATCAGAAGATGACCTATTTGTATATGCAACTAACAATAGTAGTAATGCTGCATCTAAAAGTATAAATATTGCTGAGCTTAGTCAAGGAGATTGGGCAGGATTAAAAATTGCTGAAGGCGCATGGTCTGGAACTCCTTTTGCTTATATTTTTTATGATTTTTCTAATACATCTCATGCTTCTAATGACCCACTTAGACTGCTATCCTGGAAGAATGATACAAGCTTTCAGTATCCGTTATTTTATTGGTATGATGCAGATAAATATGCAGCAAACACGGCAAGTATATGGACAGCAATAAGCGGAACAGTCGCTGTAGAAGAAAACAGTAATAAAGTAATAGGTACTAATACTAGTTTTACAGATTTAAATTTTCAAAATATAATAAAATTAAGCGCTACTCAAGGTGCGCGTATTTCTCATATTGAAAGTGATACTGTGTTGTATTTGGACAGAAAAATTACAGCAGCTATATCCTCAGGCACAACAGCGTACGTAGATGAATTAGGTATCGACTATCAAAAGGACTTTGTAATAGCAACCGTATACTACAATAGTAGTACTAGTAGTTATACTATGAGGCCTTTACTTACTCATATGCCTAACTTGGCGGACCAAACTCGAGGAGTTGTGGTAACTTCTAATGTTCCTATATTAAATTACGATGCTGATAATAGTTTAAGTGCTGACATGACTTGGGATGAGCTATCCCTTGATATACAAGCCATAAACTTTTCGAATCCAGAAATAAGAGTAACTGGAGCAGGTTTCACACAAACGAATGTTAATGCAGAAACTACTTATACTGCGGCTACTTCTAGAACCGTAGAAGTTCATACAGTTGCGCATGATGCTTCCCCCGCTGTTACCTACGCCGGAGGTGCATTAGAGTTTAGTATTGAAGTTCGGGAAAAGGACTATACTTCTTTAACTAAAACTGTTGTATATACTATTTCAAAAAGTAAGGATGCAGCCACAGCTACGGGTACAAAGAATGCTGCAGGATATTTATATTATAATACTCAAAGTGCAACAAACCCAGGATCTGCAGGTGCAGGCGGTAATACCTTAGCAAATGATTACTGGGATGGAACCTCTTATGTTTGGTCATCAGGATCTTTTACCGGATCAAAGATTGGTACTTCTGGAGCTACATGGAGTCATATACGTCCTGAGCCTATATTAGGTACAGGCGCAAAAATGTACTACGTTTATTATGTAGCGGAGCAACAAGGAAGTGAGTCTTCGACTGCATCTGGAAGCGGTTTAACCATAGGTACTACTGTTTATGTAGCTACTAACTTTGTGGGTTTGGTAGTATTTGACGGAACTGATAAAGGCGGAGAAATTGGATTAGGTTCTACAGGAAGTACAACTATTGATGGAGGTAGAATTACAACAGGTACTATTAATGCAAATAGAATTACTTTAACTGGAAAAAATGTTTCGGACTTAAATAATGATTCAGGATATATTACTAGCTCTGCATTGAGTGGCTACTTAACAACTACTGCAGCAAATAATGCTTATGCCACGATTGCTAGTTTAAACAATCTTAGTACTACAGTAGGAAATAAACAAGATGCTTCTACAGCTATAACAACTACTAATTTAACCACACAAGTTACTAATGCAGGATTCGTTGCGGATTCCACCGTAGTAGCAGATTTAACAGCAGATATGAATAATAATAGTTCTACTGGAACTGTTATAGGAAATTTACGTTCAGCTATGACAGCTGCAGGCATTCAAATTTCAGCTAGTACTCCTTTTGCTACTGCAAGTACAACAATCGGAGCAGGTAGATTACATTTACAGGCAGGTACTTCGGGAACATCTTCGAATAGAATTACACTAAGTGCTGTAACTAATACTATAAAAATTTTCGATACAAATAGTCTAAGAGTGCATATTGGTGATTTAACCGATGTTTCAGTAGAATAATACCACCTCAAAAATAAAACTTGACTATTTATGTCCTTTGAGATATAATTTCAGCATGGAGAAATATAAATGAGCGCAGGAACATATAACTTAGTGATCGACCAAGGCTCCGACTTTGCTTTGGACTTGGTGATTAAAGAAGCAGGATCAGCTCTAAATTTGAGTAATTACTCAGGTCGAGCACAGCTGCGTACATCTCACAGTGCATCAAGTGCCGCTGCTAGTTTTAGTGTTACAGTAACCAATGCTACAGAAGGAGCACTAAAAATGCAATTAGCGGCAGCGACTAGTTCCGGGATATCCGCCGGTCAATACGTATATGATTTAGAAATTTATACATCTGGTGATAGTGTTGTGAAAAGAATTATTCAAGGAGATGTAACTATTACACCGGAGGTCACCCGTTGAGCACACAAACAACAATAGAAATAACAGAAGATGTTACGGATGTTACTACAACTGCAGATACTACAACCGTAGAAATTACAGATGATGTAACAACGATACAAGCATATACATTAGCAGTACCTTTTGAAGTTCCAGGGCAAATAACAGCGGCAAATGTTACTGTTGTACCTTACGGAACCATTACTTCCACAAATTTAAGAGATGCACTAAAAGAATTAGCAGACCAAGATTTTAGGGGTGCATCCACTCCCTCAGGAAGTTATATCTCTGAAGGAGACACATGGTATGATACCGATGATGATCAATTTAAAGTCTATAGAGAAACAAGTTCAGGCACATTTCAGTGGGTTCCCATAATAGTGGGTGCAGCTGCAGGCGATTCTGATACAATAGACGCAGGATCCTATTAGGGATAATTCGGAGTTTTATAAATGGCTCAAACAATTCAGATTAAAAGAACTACGGGTACTGGAAAGCCTACCAGTGTTGCCCAAGGTGAGCTATTTTATGCTTACGGAGATAATGGTACTTATGGCAAGCGTCTTGCTATAGGTAATGAGAGTGGTGGAGGAAATACTCCAGAAATTATTGGTGGTAAGCATTTCATGGATATGCTTGATCATACCGCTGGAGTTTCTACAGCAAGTAGTGCTTTATTACTTGATGCTAATTTAAAAATTGATAGGCTTTTAATTGGTAATTCTACTAGTTCTGGACATATTGAATTATATGAAAATACTTCTAATGGAACGAATGCAATAACTATAACTGCACCTTCTTCTTTATCTGGAGACTTAACTTATACACTTCCTGGTTCTGTAACTAATGGCTATTATCTACAAACTAATGGCTCAGGTGTACTTAGTTGGGCAGCTCTATCAACCACTTTAACTATTGCTGCAGATAGCGGTTCAAACGATACTGTTAGTATTGGTACAGATACTTTAACTTTTGAAGGTACTACGAATGAAATTGAAACTACAGTATCAGATAATAAAATTAAGATCGGATTACCTAATAATGTAACAATTTCTGGAAATTTAACAGTTTCAGGAACAACTACTACTGTTTCTTCCACAACTATAAACGTTGCTGACTCACTATTATCTATGGCCACTGGCAATAATTCTAGTGATGCTGTTGATATTGGTTTTTATGGATTATATGACGACTCTGGGTCACAAGATGAATATGCTGGATTTTTCCGTGATGCTACAGACCAGAAATGGAAACTATTTAAAAATTTACAAGCAGAGCCGACCACTGTAGTAAATACTGGTGGAACAGGATATGCAGTAGGAACACTTGTGGCACATCTCGAAGACTCTAGTGTAGCAATTACAGGTGGATCAATAACAGGAATTACAGATTTAGCAGTCGCAGATGGTGGAACAGGACTTTCAGCAGTTGCAAAAGGTTCAGTACTTGTAGCAAACTCAGCCAATACTTTATCCGCTTTAGATGGCGGCGGATCAGCAGATGGATTACTTTTATATAGCTCATCTTCTGATACAATCTCGTGGACAACAACTGTAGACGGCGGAACTTATACATAATAGGATAATACTATGGCCGTAGTAATTAAACCTAAAAGAGGTACTAACACTCCAGGTACAGATGACATTGTATCTGGAGAAATTGCTATTGATACTTCTGCAAAGAAGTTATATATCAATGATGGCGGTACTGTAAAAGAAATTGGGGGCGGCGGTGGAGCAGGAGGCTCAACTACAGATGTAACCCAATCTAGTCATGGATTTTCAGCAAAAGACTGTATTCGTCATAATGGATCATCTTGGGTAAAAGCACAAGCAGATAGTGCCTCTACTTTAGCACTTGGAGTTGTTAC